GTGCGCTACGCCGGGCACCGTTACTACCCGAGGCTGCTCAAGTCCGGTGTTCAGATACTGGAATACCAGCCGCGTTTTCTGCATTTGAAAATGGTCCTGATCGACGATTGGGTGAGCATTGGCTCGTGCAATTTCGATCACTGGAACCTGCGCTTCAATCTTGAGGCCAACCTTGAAGCGCTGGACCCGGCGCTTACGCAAGCGGTGGCGGCCAGCTTTACTGCCGACTTCGCCCAGAGCCTGCCTGTCAGCCTGCAAGACTGGCAGTCACGCCCCCTCTGGCGCCGGGTCAAGCAGCGCATCTGGGGCTGGGTTGACCGGCTGGTGGTGAATATTTTGGGGCGGCGCCACTGAATTTCGCCCTGCATGCGGTTACACAAGCGTGGATAACGTGCAAAATCGAGCCACTTCACGCGCAGCGGACGAACGTGAAGCCTGATTTTTTGGAGCGTTGTGCATGACACCTTCGTTGTTACTGGCCGTCCTGGCTTCCGGCTTTATCTATGGCATCACCCCGGGCCCTGGCGTGCTGGCGGTTTTCGGTATTGGCGCTGCGCGTGGGCGACGTGCCGGGGCCGGTTTTTTGTGCGGGCATTTGCTCGGCGATGTGATCTGGTGCAGTACGGCACTGATTGCCATCGTTGGCGCGCGTGAGTTTGGCAGCACGGCCTTTAACGTATTGGGCTTGATCAGCGGCCTGTACCTGTTCTGGCTGGGCTTGCGCGCGGTTCGCGCCCAGCGCAGCAGCGGTGCTCAGCAAGGCCCGGCGCGCCAGCCGTTTGCCCACGGGATTTTCTTCGGCCTGACCAACCCCAAGGCGTATCCGGTGGCGGTGGCGACGTTCACTGCACTGTTGTCCAGCCGCGCAGAACTGCTGACCTGGGCCATGTTGCCCTGGTTGATCGCCTTGAGCTTTGTCGGCGGAGCGTTGGCCTACATGATTCTGGTGGGCATCGTGGGGGCAGGGCATGTGAGGGCGCTGTACCAGCGCCATGAGCTGCTGATCACCCGGTTGTGCGGGGTGATGTTCATCGGGTTTGCCATCAGTGCGCTGATGCATGCGCTGCCCGGGCTGTTACGAATTATCGGTTGAAGTAATGGCCAGGGAGTGCAGTACGCTCAAAGTCATCGGGGATGAAAGTTGAGGTTTAACCCCGATGCAGCGAGTTAGCCTATGGGCATCGAGCACTGGTTGCTAAAGGCAGGGTTTTACTGTGCAAGCGAGGCCTTCAGAAGGATTGAAAGCCTGGAAGAAGTGGAGCGGGTGGCGGGAATCGAACCCGCGTGATCAGCTTGGGAATCTTGGGCGGGTGGTGTTTCGTCGTGTCTCGGGATGTATGCTTGCACCTCGCAAAGCCCGTAGGAATGGGCCTTAGCGGCGAGTCGGTCATTTCATGCTGTTTCACCGACCACCCCCCAATTTCAGGCCAACGGCCCCCAGTAACGGCCCCCAGATGCTCACCGAGAAACAAATCAAGGCAATGAAGCCTGAAGAAAAGGAATACACCGTCTCCGATGGCCGCAGTGCCAGAGGCGAGGGTGTTCTGATGTTGCGAGTTCGACCCAACGGAACAAAGGAGTTCTATTTTCAGCGCCGGTTGAACGGCAAAAAAATCAAGTCGAAGCTGGGCGTCTATCCCGCGCTGGGCCTGTCTGCTGCCCGTGACCTGTGCCGTGCTGAAAAGGAAATACAGATATCTGCAGGCACGTTCAAAAACCTGCTCGATGCCTACATTACGAAGTTGGAAGGAGAGGGCGCCGCCTCGGCGGGTGATGTGAAGTGGTCGTTCAAGCACTATGTGATTGAGCCGTTTCCTGACCTGGTCAATCGCCCGGTGTCGCTGATTGGCCCTGCGGAGATACGCGACATTATCAGCAGGATGATCGCCGCAGGCATCACGACTTACTGCAATCGTGTCCGATCTCAACTGCATGCGGCCTTCCAAGTAGGGCTTGAACAAGAGTTCAATCCCCGTAGCTACCAGAAGGCGAATCTGAAATTTGGCATCACCAGCAATCCGGTGGCCAGCGTGCCGGTACAGGCCGACTGGGAAAAACCGGGCAACCGCGCTCTGTCAAAAGAGGAACTCGCCACGCTGTGGCAGTTGTTACCTGAGCATTTGAGCCAGGTCACGTCGGAGCTGATTAAGTTTTTGATCGCGTCAGGTGGCCAGCGCCCGGAACAGCTACTGGCGACAGAGCGCAGCAATTACTTTTCCGATCACCTGATTATCCGCAGCAACAAAGGTGTAGAGGGGGAACGGACGTTGCACACTGTTCCCTATAACGACCTTATGCGCGGTTGCCTGCATGTGATGGACGAGGTCAGCGAGAACAGCGCTTACCCTTTTGAGGGCAAAGCCAAGGACACGTCGCTGCATGCAAATTCATTGTCGCGGGCTGTGACCAAACTCTACGGAAGGCATAAAAGTAAGTTCAACGGAGGGCCGTTCACGTTGCGTGATCTGCGTCGCACCTGCAAAACCCTGATGGGCGTTGCAGGCTTGGACAAAGAACTGCGGGATCGAATCCAGGGGCATGCTTTTAATGATGTGTCGTCAAAGCATTACGATCGCTATGACTACTTCAAAGAGAAGGGGGCAGGTCTGGATGCTTGGGCTATGTGGTTGCAAGCTAATGTCATAACGGCAAAAACTGCAGCAGTCCAATAGATGAAGCCGCTCACGCGGCTTCGGTAGTTTCAGGTGCTTTCCATTGCTCGGGGTTCAGTTGCCAAGCAGCTAAGGCCGACTCCCGCCAGCCGACACGGCCAGCGGAGATAGCAATAGGCTTCGGGAAACGTCCCCGTTTGACCTCACGCCACAGCGTTGTACGGGAAAGGGAGGTGAGTCCCAGGACGTCTTTTTCCCGTATGAAACGATCAAGTTTTAGCCCCATCCCATTCGCTCCATAAAATTACTGCTTTCCTGCTCGGGATGTAGGCAATTTCGGATAGCTACTTTCTTTGTGTCACTCATTGGCTTTAGCTTCCAGCTCTGCAATGCGGTTTAGCAACTGATTGATGATTTTTCTCTTTTCATCAAGGGCCAACTCAAGGGTTAGCGAGCGCTCCAGCCGATTGATAATTTCGCCGTTCATACTTCGCTGGTTTCTATAGGCAACCGCAGCGATTTCAGGGCGCAGCCCGTCGGGCAGGCGGATTACAAATTTGTCTTGTTCGCGAGAATCACGCATTAGTTCGCTCCTGCGACAATGGATTTGGCGAGTAACTGTGCAACGACTGCTGCATCGCGCTCCGATAACTCGCCCAAGGTTTGGGCCATGCTGCTCAGGCTTTCCAAACGCACCCGTGCCTCGGGGGATTTGTGAACCAGGTAGCCGATCACAGCGGCTCCGATAATGGCGGTTGCCACCAGATGTCTTGCCGGTGTGGTAGCCTTCGTTTCGCTGCTGCTTTGGTGCTGTGCTTGCATGGTGTTGCTCCTCAGTGGTGGTTGGTGTCGGGGAGGTGCGAACTCCTCGATACCGCTCTTCAATTCCGGTTAGTCCTGGCGTGCCAGGTAAATAATCAGGTCGTTTTCAGGCTGTCTGGAACATCCAGCACCGTACGGTTTTCGCTTTGTTGGCGGCGTCGACATCCCATGCCGAGCAAACATTTCTGTTCGTCTCGATGAACTTGGGGCACTTGCTGGTTTTGAGGTGGCGTTTCAGTTCTGTCAGATCCGGCACTTTTTGGCGCTTCTCTGCGGCTTCCTTGGCGAAGTCATTGAGGTTCACAGCGATCAGGCCGTCATTGCGGGAGTGGTTGAGTCCGCCCGCTGCGCTGTTCAAGTACTCGTACAGTTCCCAAAACTCGACGACGATCGGATGGTCAGCGTTGATTGCCAGCTGGCGTTCCTTGGCCATGCTCTGAATTTCGGCATGGGCAGCTTCTACCTGGTGCTTTTTCAGCGGTACAACGTGAACCAGGGCATCTATCAAGGCATGTAGTTGCGCGTGGTTTTTTGCGATCCGGACGGTACGGATCTCCGGCAGGGCCAGCAGCTTTTGTTCGTAGACCGGCACTTGTTCACGGACGGTCTGCATCACGATGTTTTCCTTCATCGTTGCCTTGACCAGGAACCCGCTCACGCGATCGACCGGCATGCGCTCCAGCTTTTCCACCAACAATTTGGTCTGTGGTGTCTGCCCGTCCTTCGTCATGGCGATATGCACCAGTCGCTGCAGGATGGGTTCGGATGCATTCACCGCATGGTTCTGGCCGATGACTACCGCTCCACGGAAAGGAGGCTCACGGGTATCGTTTCCGTTGTTCTTTACGCCAGTAGAACGGACGCTTCGTCCGTTGTAGGCGGTCTTGAGTTCGTCCCAGTCGTATTGCCTGGTCTGGCTGCCGTCGGTCTTTTCTCGCTCTGACTCGATAAGTACCACCGGCAGGTTGCCGACCTGGGCGAAGTTCCGCGCCCGAGCAACCGGGGTGCCCTTGGTGGGGTCGAAGCCCTCATAGTCGATACGGCCGCACATTTTCCACAGGAACTCGATCAGCGTGGACTTGCCTGCGCCTGGCTCACCGATGATTTCCATGAAGGGGTAGCTTTTCTGGTGCTGGCGGATCTGTTCAGCGAACAGTGACCCGAACCAGAATGCGAGTGCGACCAGACCTTTGGCACCGAAGCACTGCCAGATGATGTCCAGCCATTCTGTGTCGAACTTTTCCAAGTCAGTGTTCAGGTTGAGGGTGACCGACTGGCTTAGGGTCTTGATGCTTAACCGATCCATATCGAAGAAATCTTCTTCGTTTCGTTTGAACACCTTGCCGTCCCGCACCGCTACGTCGCCGTAGATGTATGCGCCGTGCTCACGGGTGTAGCCGGTGAAGTCGATGGTCTGCACGGTCTTGAGGGCGTCAGTTTGCTCCTCGATGAAGGCATCGAGCTGCTGGGTGGTGCCAGTGAACATCCCGCCCGGGGCAATGCCAAGCAGACGCTTTTTGAACTCAGCAGACGAGGAAATCTGCGAACTGGTGAAGGTGTTCTTGATCGGTGCCGCGTCGTGGGCAAACGTAATCCGGAAGTAGTACCAGGACTCGTCGGTAAGTTTGTTCTCCTGGTAGTACAGGGCCTTGGGGTTGCAGGTGGCGATACGCTGCAGCGCGCCGCATTGCTGCATTGCCTTGGCTCGCATCTGTTTGTTGTTCAGTTGCTGGTCGTCGTGATGCTCGCTGTCCTCAAGCTCCTGAATAGCCTTGTTGTACTTCTCAAGATCGAGCTTGAACCAGTACAGGCGGTTACCGAACTCCAGGTGGAATTCGCTCCGGCGTTTCCAATCGAACATCACCAGGGCTTTCTCGGTGGCGTTCTCAGCGATCAACAGAGCGCCGTGGTGTTGGGCAATGGTGAGATCCTTTTCCACCTGTGCATCACGTTTTTCGCCTTCGTCCAGGAATTGCCAGCGCTGGTGCAGGTCGTTCCAGTCGAGCTTTTTGTTATCCCTCTGCGGGATCTGCGCTGCTTCGCAAATGAAGCCCAGTTCGCGGGCCATGCGAACCCAGCGTTTGGTGTATGTGTGTGCACCTGGTTCATTGTCGAGCGCCCATACCAGTTTTGGCAGTTTGCCCTGGCGGGCGGTTACCAGCGCCTGCAATGAATCAGCCGGGAACGCATTTGAAGACATCGCCGATACGGCAGCAATGTTGTGGTGTACCAGGGCGATCGCATCGAAAATACCTTCGACAATCCAGATTTCCTTCGCTTCGAGTACGTCAACGGAAGGTGGGCACCACCACACACCCTTGTAGGACTCCCCCGGCTGAAAGCGGGCTTTCATCTTGCCGAAGCGCGCAGGCTTGTCGATCAGACGCTCCCAGTACCCGCCTTTTTCCAGGGCGAAGCGTACCGTCGCACTGCCAGCGTCATGCTGGGCTGAGTAATAGGTTTCCTGTGTAAACCAACCGGCGATCAGTGAAATATTGAAGCCGCGGGCAAACTCAAGGTATGCACGTGCAGTCGCTGTGGGGGCATTTTCAGTAGCAGGAACGCGCTTGCTCCAGTCTTCAAAGAGGTCACTGTAGATCTCTTTGACATGCACTGTGTGGCCGCACTTTTCCTGCCGGCCACAGATGAGCTGCCACGGACTGTCGAAGCGGGTGTACAACTCTTTTTTGTTGCACTTGGGGCAGGTGCCGCCGCGCATGTAGTTGGTGGGGGCGCGGTGTTTAAGTCCGAAGTCGGACTCTATGCGCTGCAGGACATCGTGACGCAGATCGTCTCTCATAGTTGTTTCACTGATTTAAGGCTGAGGGATAGGGCTGCCATAAGGCGTTTTTGTGCAGCCATTACCGGGACGTGGGCGAGGATTGCCCCATGGCGCAGGCCGTCCGAGATCAAGCGGAATTGGTCTGCATACCAGTGTTCATTGAGGTTTGAGCGGTACTGTTCACGCAGTGCCATAAGCAACGCTTCGGCCTCTGCAGGAGGCAGTTGGGTGGTGACTATTACGGCGTTTCCCATCGTAAAACCTCGATTTTGGGCGCAGCTCACCCAAACCCACTGGGTGTGGGGCAGGCGGTTGTTGGGTTGGGGTTACTTGGCTATCAGGAAACGGTCGGTGCAGACCGTTTAGCGTGCAGTTGAATAACGGCTAATACTTCCGCATGGCGTGCGGCCATATGCAGGCTTTCGGCTTTAAGGATGGCGTCTGCTTCACCTTGATCGATTACGCCGTCTTCAAGGGCTTGGGCAATGATCTGGTCTACTGTCCCGCGCTTGGCTGCTGTCTGTACGCACATGGTGTACATCTCCACATTGTCGAGAGATTCCGGCTGCACGACCGGGACGAACATTCCGCCGTACATGCCAGCGATGTATTCGGGAAAGTGAGCGGTGCCGGTGTCCTGTTCAAGTTGAAATATTTGCGACTCGTTCAGGGGGCGGCTGTTCTCATACAGGTGATTATCAAACTGCTTGATATCTTCAAACCCAAGGCGGGCAGCGGCGCACTCCCGGCCACCTGGATAAGCCAGAATGACCTGGCGCATTACTTGTCTGCGCGTTTTTAAAACTTGGCCTTTCATCTTCTACTTTCCCCCATTGCCCAGTGCTATTACTGTGCGATCACGCCGTCTTTGATGCCGAGCAGTACTGCAGCACGATGTGCCTCCCCACGGCGACAAAGGCTCTGGCCACTCAATACTGCGTAAACGGTGCTAGGGTTCAGATTGTGCAAAACAGCGAAGTTTTTCGCTGTCTGGCCGCGTTTTTCCAAGGCCTCACGTGCCTGCTGTCGCGCTTGCTCGCTAGTGCTTGTGTTGGGCATAGTGCAATTCCTTGCGTTTTCGTGTGATGACAAGCGCAGGATGTGGCAAAAAACTGCCATTGTAAATATGTGAGTGGAAATAAATTGACTCTATCTGAAGAAATTGGGGCGCGTTTGCGTGAGCTACGTTCACAGACCGGCCTGACTCAAGACCAACTTGCGGAAAAGCTCGGCGTATCAAAACGTACCCAAGGAAACTACGAGTCAGGGGCAAGTGATCCCACTGCGCCTTACCTGAGCATGGCAGCCAGCCAGCTGGGTTTTGATGTGCCGTACATCCTCAATGGCGTGCGCACGACACCTACGAGCGATTCCCTGAGTGAGGTGGAACACTCCATCCTCAAGCAGTACCAGAGCATTCCCGAAGACGATCAAAAAGCCATTCGCCGTATTCTCAAAGCGATGGCCGACGATGCTGCACGGGCTGTTAATTAATTTCGTCTCCCCCCGTTCTAAAGCTGCTACTCCTCCCGATAACGTCGATTCAGCAATGCACTTTATGGAGTAGTCAGCATGTTGGATCACGTAAAAAACCATAGCGGCCTTGCACAAGCGCTTGAGCTTGAATCGCAGGAACTCACGGTAATGGAGCTGAATTTGATCAGTCTTTACCGCCAGTTGAGTGAGCAGGATCAGATGCAGATGAAACGAGTAATTGAGGCCCTGACAACGAATCCGGAAGCCCCTGTAGAAAGTTAACTTCCCGCTGGGATGTGACTGATCGCCGACATTTTGAGTCGGCGGTTTAAGGTTCAAGCGACTGCATGTGATGCGAGTTGTGCGAATAATTCTTGTTGTTTGGCTTTGGGCATTTCGCGCAAGCGGTCGAGTAGCATTCTTTCGTATGACTGAGCGGATGGGCTTAATGTGTGTGAGAACGTGAGTTCTGCCACCCAGGTATGCCCGCACATTGCATCCAGGCACTGGCAATAGAGTTTCGAAAAATCAGCTGAAAAAGTTTCCCGTGAAGCGATGCGCCCTTTGTGCCCGCACTTGCAAACAACCCGCATATTGTGTCCCTCCCCAGGGTGCAATAATTTGCCATTGTATCGCTGATAGACGCAGATTTACGCTGCCGAGCGCGCTTTAATCAGTGCTTTCTATCGTTTTGTCCTCTTCCCGCCACGCTATCCGCCGATCCTCGCGCAACACCTCATTGACCTGGTCAAACAGCTGGCAGATCGGGCGTATCTCGTTGCTGGTGTAGACCCGATCGATCTTTTCGATATCCCCAAAACCGCCGTTGTTCTCCGGGATGATGCCCGCCAGTGCGGGGTTCATTCGCCAGGCCGCGATCACGTCGTTACGGGTGATGTTCTTCACCTTCTCCAGTTCGTCTTTGGCCTGGAAGTCGCCCACGGGGATGATCTGAATGGCGTTTTCTTTGCCGTTGGGGATGTTGACGAACATCGAGCGGAAGTTGCCCACGCCCTTGCTGGAGCTGATTTGTTCGCGCAGGTTGTTTTCGTCGTCTTCGGTCAGGTCGGGGTCGTTGGTATAGAAGATGTAGCCCGCGTGGGCGCCGTTGCTGTAGTAGCGACGACGGAACAGGGTCGCGGCTTCGTTGAGCAAAAGTGCCTGCATGCCGCCGAGGTAGTCCGGGATGCCGTAGATGGTCTGTTCCACGTCATAGTCCATGATGTGGATGATCTCATCCTGTTCAAAATCCATGAACTTGCCGTCGGCAAGCAGCATTCGGTAACCGCCGTCGACTTTTACGCGCATGTTGATCGCAGGCAGGTGTTTCAACTCCAGGACTTGGCCGAAGGTGTTGGTGTCGCAATACAGGAACGCATCACCAAACACCATGTAGTCCAGCCCTGCGCAGCCCATGGTGTGGGCACTACAGCCCAAGCTGGGAATGAATTCACGCACAAGCAGGTTGCGTTTGAATTTCGGAATTGCGCCGTGGTGAGCATTGGCGCGCAGCAGTTTGGCCAGTCCGGTGCGTGACACTGGAGGCTTGTAGATGTCGCCGTCGTCGCTGGGGAACACCCCAACGTACTCGCCGATGTTGCCGCTCAACACCTGTTCCGGCTCCCCGAACGTAAACGCGCGCATGGGCTGCTGTTGGCGTGCCGGGTGATTGACCTGGTGCTGTTTGCGTCGTGCTTTGGACATGGGTTCCGCTCGTGATGTAGCGGCTTCGGCGCCGCTTGTTCGTGTTCAAGGGTTCGTTGGCCAGGGCATGCATGATTGCCCAAGCAATGTCGGCGTGGCCGGTGGCCTCGGTGCGCGATGCGCTGTAGGTGATCTGGCCGCTGCCAGTGGTACCGCGCTTGATGGTCAGGAACGCTTGGGCAATATCAGTCCAGCCTGCATCCCATTCGATACGACTACCTTGGATCGTGTCCTGGGCTTTGAGTACCAGGGTGTTTTTGGTTTCCAGGCTGTAGTGGATCGATGTCGCACGCGGGTAGAAATCGCGCACCAGGTCGAACACGCCGTAGCCGATGCCAGTGGTATCGATGCCGATGTGCTGGACGTTGAAACGCTGGGTGAGCTTCTCGACCTGTTCGGCCTGGTACTTGAACGACTGCCCACGCCAACTGTGCTTTTCCAGGATGCGAAACTTCGCCCCGGCTTCCAGCGGTGGGGCAATTACCACGCAGGTGGCATCGTCGCGGGTGCGGCTAGGGTCGTAGCCGATCCATACCGGGCTATTGCCGTAGGGGCGCTCGTCTTCGGGCTTGTAGTCCTCCCACAGCAACAGGTCGGAATAGCAGCGTTCCAGATCCTTGAGGCCGAACGCGCTTTGGGTGCTGTCGATGAACTTGCAATAGAACAGCTGCTGAAACTTGTCCTCGTCGTACTCCAGCTGCAGTTGTTCAAGATCGAACAGATCACAGCCGCCATCGATCGCATCCTGAATGGTGATGGTCTTGCGCCATTGGCCGTCCGGGCACAGCGCGCCCTGCGTGTATGCCGATTCGGTTGGCCAGGTACCACCAGCTTTTTTGCCACGCTTGCTGTTGCGGAACTCTTCACCTGACCAGAACGGGTACGCCTGATGCGATACAGCACTGGGCGTCGAAAAGTAGGTTTTACGCCATTTTTTATGCGTACCCATGGCGCTGGCCACGGTGCTGAGTTTCTCAAAGTCGCGGATCCAAAAGTATTCGTCGACGTACACATGCCCGTGGTAGCCCTGTGCGGTGCTGCTGTTGGTGCTGAGGAAGCGCAGTTCGGCGCCGTTGCTCAAGGTGATGGGGTTGCCGGTCAGTTCGATGCCAAACCACTGCTGGGCAAACTGGATGATGTAGCTGCGAAAAATCTCCGACTGCGATCGGCTGGCCGACAGAAATACCTGGTTGTCGCCGGTTAGCACGGCGTCCATGAACGCTTCACCGGCAAAGTAGTAGGTCAGGCCCACTTGGCGGCTTTTCAGGATATTGCGAATCCTGCAGGTGAGCGGGTTCTGTTTGGCCGCGAACAGCTCTTTTTGGTAGCCGTACATCTTCGAGATGAACTTATCCAGGAAGTCCACTTCGGTCAGGCCGCTGATGTCGTTCTTGGCCTTTTTCTCGCGTTTCTTGCCGCTACCGTCACCGCGACTGGATCGCTCGCCACGCGAATTATTGCGGCGCTCTTGTGGCTCTTCAGTGGGGTCGGAGGGTGAGATCGGCACCGGTTTGGCGGCTTGTTTGATCAAACGTTCGCGGATGCTGGTCAATCGATCCAACTCGTTCAGGTCGTCCTTGCTCAGGCTGGAGACTTTGTCCAGGAGCAGGGTGATACGCCGCCCGATCGCGGTTAGCGGTTCTTCGTCTGAGAGCATGTCTTCCCAGCCGCCCTGGCGGATCCAGTAATAGACGATCCGGATATTGGGCAGGTTGAGTTGCGCCTGAATTTCCTTGGCCTTGCAGCGGCGTAGAAACAGGCGTTTTGCGGCTTCTTTCACTTCGGTTGAATAGAGCATGGGGCGCAGTCTATGCGGCGAAAAGGCAGTAAACGCGGAGTTAAAAACCGCGATTCTCCTAGATATCAAAAATAGGAGAAGGGCGCATTTGAACCGTTTGTTTGAGGCCGAACGGCTCCTTATCGTGGCGGCTCATTCAACCGATTGAGCGCAGTTATCACCCATGCCCCGTTCCCTTGTTTCTTACTGGAAACGTGTCGCCACCAGCGGCCCGACCATTGATGGTCGTGAAATCCTTCCCCAGGAACTGCGTGATATCGCTGAAACCTACAAACCGTCGTTTTACACCGCTGTTATCTGGTGTGAACACGAGCGCTGGCAAGGCTCATTCGGCACGGTGTTTGCCGTTCGCCTGCTTGAAGAAGGTGAGGATCTAGAGCCTGGCCAAGTCGCGCTGGAGGCTCAACTCAAGCCGAATGATCGACTGCTTGCCCTCAACGACCAAGGGCAGAAGCTGTTTAGCAGCATCGAGATTTATCCGAATTTCCGGGGCAAGGGCAAAGCCTATATGACCGGAATGGCCGTCACGGATGAACCAGCCAGTACCGGTACCCAAGAACTCTATTTTTCAAACCAGACCAGCAAGCGTACGTATTACGCCGCCTCGGTCGAACTTGGCCGCCCGCAGGACGATATGCAAAACACCTCAGAAACAGGACTGATTAACGCCCTGACCGGCTTTTTCAAGCGTTTCGCCGCTGAAACCCTGCCCGACGAAACCATTCCCACCACCACCGAGAGCAAACCCCCAATGGATGAAGCTACCGCAACGGCTTTGAAAGCCCTGCTGGCGCAACTACTGGTTGTCGCTGCAGGTATTCAGGCCGTTATCGAGCCTGCCGCCGAAGACGCCCCCGAACCCGATCAAGAACCGATCAACGATGTCAGCGCAGCAGTGGACGAAATCGTCACCACTGCCGAGGAAGAGCGCGAATTCAACCGTAAGGGCAATTCGTCGAACAAGGCCGTGCTGACGGCATTGGCGAACCTGCAAAAGCAGTTCAGCGCCTTGCAGAACACCCCCACCGGTCGCCAGTTGCCGCGTAACCCCGGCCCTGTAAACACCGCCAAAAAGCGGGTGCTTTGACATGGCACAACTGAGCGCCAAGGGCGCCAAGCATTACGCCGAGTTGCAGGACGCGATCGCTGACACCTACGGGGTTCAGCGTGCCAGCAAGATGTTCAGCGTTGAACCGTCTGTTGCTCAAGAACTGAACGACGCGATCACGGCGAAAGCGGACTTTCTGGAGCGCATCAACATCATCCCGGTCAGCGAGATCAAGGGTGAGAAGGTGTATATCGGTGTGAATGGCCCGGTTACTGGCCGTACCAACACCAAAACCACCGATCGGCAGGCCAAGGATGCTTCGGCCCTGGAAAACACCACCTACGAGCTGGCAGATACCCAGTCGGACGTGGGCTTGCCATACGCCAAGATCGACGCCTGGGCGAAGTTTCCCGACTTCAAAGATCGCTATTCCGCCGCTGTGCAGAAGCGTATTGCACAAGACCGGATCGTTATCGGCTTTCACGGCCTTAGCGCGGCGACCCAGACCGATCTGGCAGCCAATCCCAAGCTGCAGGACGTGAACAAGGGGTGGCTGCAGCAACTGCGCGAAGATGCCCCGCAGCAAGTGCTTAAAGAAGGTGCGACCACAGGCAAGATCACGCTGGGTGCGGGTGGTGATTACGCCAACCTCGACGCCCTGGTGCATGACACCAAGCAAATGGTGGACGAGATCCTGCGTGAAGACGGTGACCTGATCGCGATCATTGGCAGCGACCTGTTGGCCGCAGACAAGGCCAAGCTGTACACCAAGCAGGGCGATACCCCGACCGAAAAAGAGCGCATTGAAAACGCTCAGGTCATCTCGACCTACGGTGGTTTGCCAGCGTTCAGTGTGCCGAACTTCCCGGTCAACGCCGTGCTGATCACCAGTTGGGACAACCTGTCCATTTACTACCAGGACTCCAGCTGGCGTAAGCAGTCGATCGACAATCCGAAACGCTCCCGCGTAGAGGACTACAACAGCCGCAACGAAGGTTATGTGATCGAGCAACTGGAAAAGATCGCACTGACTGAAAATGTGGAGCTTGTAGCGTGAGCCTGGCCCTGACTCACAAGCGCCGCATGTTGGCACTGGGTAGTGCTGCAGCTGTCGCGGCTGCAGGTGCCCCGGTGGCCTATTCGCACGCTGATGCGTTTAGCAGCCCGGCCAATGCCCGCAAAAATCTGATGTTGCAGGAAGCCTCGCTGGATGTGGATTTGCAACGTCTGAGTGACCTCAAAAACTTGGCCAGCAAACAGTCGCTTAAGCGTGACGAGCTGCTGCCCAAGTACCAGAGCTATGTGCAGCGCTATTGCGAGTCGGGCCTGAATTTCCCCAACCGTGTCCTGGTGCAGGTGATGGTCTGGCTTTTCGATACGGCCGAGTTTGAAGACGGACTGGAGTTGGCTGACTTTGCGATCGAGCAGGGCCAGGAGATGCCAGCGCGTTTCAAACGCCGCGATATTCAGACCTTTGTTGCTGACGCCGTACTTGATTGGGCTTTCGCGGAATACAACGCCGACCGCAGCCCAGAGCCTTACCTGTCCAACATGCTGCCCCTTGTGGATGGCGAATGGGAACTGACAGAACAGATCCCGGGCAAATATCACAAGTTGATCGGCATGCGTGCGTTGGAAGCTGGGGAGCTGGAAACGGCACTCAAGCACCTTGAGCGCTCTACAGAGCTGTACCCGGAAGCCGGTAACAAAACCCGTATCGACAAGTGCCGTAAAGCACTGCGCAAGCAGCAGGCCGCGCCTTACCAGCCGCCACCCATTAATCCATAACCGACTACCCCCCCCAGCGGGAAACTGTGGATGAGAGTTAGCCATTTATGGCCTGCCTCCCTGAAACAGTTCTCCCGCCCTATTTGAGCGGCCAGCGATGAGCTTTTCAGGCAAACCCACCACATTGGTGGAACAGCAGATCGACAATGACGGCTTTTGGCCCGATCTATCGGTGAGCGAGTTCCAGAAAGGCTATCGCCTGCCGGGTGAGTACCTGGGCGAAATGCTGGCCGCTGATTTAAAGGCTGCCATGGCCGAGGTCAATAACGACCTGGCCAAGTGCAAAGCCAAATGGCAGTTAACTGGCGTCTTCTGTGTCGAATCTGCAGACCCTACGGTGCTGCTGAATCCTGCTTTTAAAGCAGCGACGTACAAGCGCGCCGTGTATTGCCGGGCCAAAGCCAGCCTGCTGACCCAGTTCGCCACCGTGGTGCGCCGCGACAGCGCCGAAAACCTCGGCAAGGAATTGCCTGAGCGATCGGAAACCTTTCTCGCATTCAGCCAACAGGCCGTTCGCTTGCTGCAGGGCCGTGGCCGCATCACGGCGGCGCTGCTATGAAAAAGCTCAAGGCGCTGACCAGCTATCTGTTGGCCCGCAACCTGGTCATGCCCGAGCAGCTCGACAGCTGGGCCAGCCAGGTCAATCCGGAGCTGATCTGGAAGCCCGATCTGAAGGGCATGCACTTTGCTGATATGCGTTACAGCGCTGTCGTGGTGTTTGAGCGCTTCGCAGATGAACCCGGGCGGTTGATGGCGCTGTTGGCTGGCTGGTTGCAGACCTATGACCCTGACCGCGATGGCTTGCCCAATCCAACCTTTGCTATCGACATCCTGGACAACGACCTGGCCGACGTGGAAATCACGCTGGAGTTTGTCGAATCGCAGTACTTGGCAGAAGACCCAAACGGCGAAATCGAGGCGTTCGACAAGACCTGGTCATTTATCCCGTTTGATCTGTGGGTCGCTGAAAAGGGCGAGGTAGGCACCCGTGGCCGCTAATCCGCTCGACCTCGATGTCAGGGGCTTGCTCGATGTCGACGCCCAACTGGCGTTGCTTGAGCTGTCACCCCAGCTGCGCCGCCGTCTGCTGAACAACGTGACCAAACGTGTGCGCTCGATGAGCCGCAAGCGCGTGCGTACCCAGCAGAACCTGGACGGCACCCCCTTCGCTGAGCGCAAGGGTTCGGCCAAGGGCAAAAAGAAGATGGAAGCCGGGCTGGCCAAGCTGCTGCAGGTCACCCGCGTCAGTTCGGACGAAGCGGAGCTGGGCTGGAAAAACGCCCTGACCCGGTGGGTCGCTTCACAGCAACACAACGGCGCCACTGAGCGACGTACTGCCGCGCAAATGCGCCGCTGGAACCGAGTTCCGCCCGGTGTGGCCTGCACTGACAAACAAGCCAAACGCCTGCGTCAGCTGGGGTTTCGGGTGCGTGTGCCGGGCAAGAAGACCTTGAGCAAACCGTCTGTGGCGTGGATTCAAGAACACGTGAACTACGCCAAAGCGGGCCTGCTGATCCGCATTTTGAACGATGAAAAATCCGAGACATCGGGCGCGCAAAGCTGGGACATCACCCTGCCTAAACGCCAGTTCCTCGGCGTGGGCATCGGCCAGGAAACCAGCCAGCTGGTTAACCAGGTCTTTCAACAAATACTCAATTCACCCCGCTAAGCGAGGCACTGCATGGCACTCGGCAAAGTCAGCGTTAACAATCTCAATCTGGGCCAAGGGGCCGTGACCGAGATTGAGCGCTATTTCCTTTTTATTGGCCCCGCTGCCAAGAACGTGGGGGCGCTGCTGGCCCTCAATACCGACAGCGATCTGGACGGCGCCCTGGGCATTGCGGCCAGTGACCTGAAAACCCAGATCAGCGCAGCCCGTCTCAATGGCGGCGATCGCTGGGCGTGCGTAGCCGCTCCGATCGGCCAGGACGAAGACTGGCCGGCAGCGCTGGAACGAGCGCAGCAACAGGGTTATTCGGTCGAAGCCATCGTGATTACTGAGCCAGTGACTACGGGGGGCGAGCTGTCGAAAATGCACGAAGCTGCCGTACGCCTCAACGACGTTTACGGTCGCCGCTCGTTTGTCATGGCTGCGTCTGCCGGTATCACCGCCGCGCAATCGTGGGCGCAGTACCTCACCGAGCAACGCGCCATTACCGCAGACCTGGCCGCGCCCCGCGTGCTGGTGGTACCGCAGCTGCACGGCAATGACCTGGGCGTATTGGCCGGTCGGTTGGCCAACACCGCCGCGAGCATTGCGGACAGCCCCATGCGTGTGGCCACCGGTGCGGTACTCGGCCTTGGGCCTACGCCGGAGGACTCCGAAAACGTACCGCTACCTAGCGCAACCCGGGCCGAGCTGGATAAAGCGCGCTTCTCGGTTTCGCAAACCTACTCGGATTTCCCCGGTGTGTACTGGGGCGACGGCAACCTGCTGGACACCCCGACCAGTGACTTTCTGGTGATCGAGTACCTGCGCCTGGCTGACAAGGCATCGCGCCAGGTGCGCCCGCTGCTGATCCGCCGCGTGGCTGATCGACGCCTCAACAGCACCGCCAACAGCATGGCCGTCGCGGTCACGGCTCTGATGACCCCGCTGCGCGCGATGGCCAAGTCCGTGACGTTCGCCGGTCAGGTGTTCCCGGGCGAGATCGAGTCGCCCAAAGACGGCGACATCGTCCTGGTCTGGAAGAGCAAAACCGCCATTGAGGTGTACATCAAGCTCAAACCCCACAACTGCCCGAAAGACATCACGGCGAATATCGCCCTGGATCTTTCCAACGACGCTTCGGAGTAACCCCCTATGTCACGCATTGGCGGCAAAAACTTCGACGTGAACCTGGGCGATCTGCTGGTTCACGTTGAAAGCTGCACCCTCGATATCACGGACAACAGCGCCACGGCGCAGACCCGTGGTGTGCCCAATGGCCATGTAGACGGCGACGTTTCGGCCAGCGGGGAGTTTGAATTCGATTCCCTCAATTTCAACCTGTTGATCGACGCGGCCCGCAGTGCAGGCAGCTTTCGCCAGTTGGAGCCATTCGACTCTGTTTTCTTTGCCAAGGCGGGCGATGAAGAACTGCGCGTGGAGGCATTCGGCTGCAAGTTGAAGGTGTCCAGCCTGCTGAGCATCGACCAGAAAGGCGGCGAGAAGAGCAAGCACAAGGTGCCGTTCGACGTTACCAGCCCGGACTTTATCCGCATCAATGGCGTGCCGTACCTGGCCGCTGCCGAGATCGAGGGGCTGAGCTGATGTCTTGCCCGTTCGACCGCGCCCAGGTGCAGGAGCAACGCGAGCGCGACCAGGCGATTGCCATCCAGTTGGCCAAGCGGCGCCCGAGCGGGCCAAGTCGTAGTGAATGCCTGGACTGTGACGGCGAGATCCCCAAGGCGCGCCAGGCGCTGGGCGGGATCCTGCGTTGCACACCGTGCCAGTCCATCTTTGAGAAAGGGGGGCGCCGATGAGCACCAATCAGGCCGCCCAGGACACCGCCATGGCCGTGATTAAGGCGTCACCGGCAATCGGCGTGGCCGCGACCGGTGCGACCGGGGCCGTCGACTGGTCTGCAGTCGCCTACATGCTGACCGCGCTGTACATGGTGCTGCAGATTCTGCTGCTGGCCCCCAAGTACCGCCAGATGCTGCGCGACTGGAAGCGCAAGTGATGAGCCTGCGTAACAAGATCGCCATAGGCGCATTGACGGGTGTGCTGGGCATGACCGGCGCACTGGTCAGTTGGTTTGAAGGCCGCTCGCTGGTGGCTTACCTCGACCCGGTGGGCATACCGACCATCTGCGAGGGCGTCACCCTGGGCGTAAAGCTGGGCGATCAGGCCACACCGGCCCAGTGCGACCAACTGCTGCAGCGTGAATTGCGTATCGCATTGACCGCGGTTGATCGCCAGGTACGGGTACCGATGCCGGACACCCGCCGTGCTGCCCTGGGATCCTTTGTTTACAACGTGGGGGAGCGCCAGTTTTCCAGCTCGACACTGCTTCGCCTGCTGAATGCCGGTGATGCCCGGGGCGCCTGCGCCCAGCTGTCGCGCTGGGTTTATGCCGGTGGCAAGCAGTTGGCCGGACTGGTGAACCGCCGCGACGCCGAGCGTGAACTGTGCGAGGTCGGACTGTGAACTCAATCAACCCCGCTTTGATCGTGCTGCTGTCGGGCCTGGTTCTTTGGGGCGTGTTTGATCGCCTCATCGATGAGCGCGACCGCGCCCAGTTTGAGGCCAGCGGACTGCGTGAAGCGGCCCGTATCAGCGGGGAAATGCTGGCCGACCGCGACGAAAACGACCGAACCCGAACCGAGGCACTGAACTATGCACTTTCTAAAAACGCTGACCTGCAGCGCGCTGTTGCTTATGGCGGTAAGCGGCTGCCAGTCAAAGCTACCTGCCCAGTCGCCAAAGCCAGCCCCGGCAGCGTGGCTGATGCAGGCACCGCCGAACTCGCTGCAGACGCTCGACCGGATTATTTCACCCTCCGAAATCAACTCGCCCTGAGTCACGAAATGATCCTGGGCCTGCAAGACCACGTTCGCAGGATCTGCCTGCGCTAACCGTTACTCCAACCCTTGAATGGATATACCCAATGACTGACCGCCGCGATATCACCCTGGAAGTAGGCGAAAAGGAATTCACCTTCACCCTGACCCCGCAGGACGTGACGAAGTACTACAACAGCGTGACCCAAAACAACAAGGTTGCACCGGCCAATAACCTGCTGGTCAGCACCGTCGACCAACAGGAACGCGCCACGTTGAAGCCCCTGCTGAGCAACCCGACGATGGTGCTGCAACTGGCCGGTGCGCTGCTTGAAGAGTACTCCCCGGACGTTGAAATCATCGTAAAAAAGCCCTCGAACACGCTGAGCGCCTGAGCGAAGACGGACTGGGCCAGCTGATGGCCCTGACCACTCGCTGGCTGCCCGGGGCCGCGCCCTCGATCGAGAACATGGGCACGGCCAAATGGCTGGAAGACGAACACTGGAAACGCATGGAAATAGCGGTGGCCAACGGCATCGCCTATGCACTGAACGGATAACGACACATGGCAGATCGCAGCGCACGCCTGGCCTTTATCTTGAGCCTGACCGACAAGATCACCGCACCTTTGGGCAAGGTGAAAACCAGCTTTTCGGACTTGGCAGAACAGGGTCAAAACAACATCAAGACCATGGGCCTTGGGCTTGGGGGATTGGTGGGCGCGGGTGTTGCGATCAGCCAGTCCCTGGAACCGGCGCTGGAAATGAACCGCGCCCTGGGCGAAGTCCGATCGCTGGGCGTGGCCGAAGACGCCCTGGATGCCCTCAACCGCAAGTCGCTGGAATTCTCTGTGGCCTACGGGGCGAACGCCCGGGACTTTGTCGCCTCGGCGTACAGCATTGAGGGCGCAATCAAGGGCCTGAGCGGCAGCCAGCTGGCCACCTTTACCAACACCAGCAACCTGTTGGCCAAGGCCACCAAAACCGACGCCGAAACCATGGGCGCCTACGTGGGCACCATGTACAACCTGTTCAAAGACCAGGCCGATGCCATGGGCAAAAGCCAATGGGTCGAGAAGATGGGCGGGCAGACGGCACTGGCGGTGCAGCTGTTTCGCACCGACGGCGCCCAGCTCAAGGATGCCTTTAAGGAAGTCGGCGCGATAGCGACCACGGCGGGTGTCGACCTGGCCGAGCAGTTCGCGGTGATTGGTTCGCTGAGCAGCACCATGGAAGGCGGCGACGCCGGGGGCATGTACAAGGCCCTGTTTGAAAACATCGGCGGCGCCTCGGAAAAGCTGGGGATGAAGTTCACCGACCAGAACGGCAAGTTGCTGCCGATGCTCGACATCCTGGACAAGCTGCAGGGCAAGTTTGGCGACCTGACCAGCGCGGCCAGTGGCACGGCGTTGGTCGATGCGTTCGGCGGCGAAGGTGCCCGGGTGATCGGGGCGCTGGCCAAGGACACCGGGCGTCTGCGCAATGGCCTGGATCAACTGGGCAAGGTGCGCGGGCTGGAGAGCGCGGAGAAGATGGCCCAGGCCATGGTCGACCCGTGGCAGCAGTTCGGCGCCGCTGTGCAGGCGTTGCGTATTGCCTTCGGCCAGGCCCTGATCCCGATTCTGGGGCCACTGATGGCCAGGCTGACCAGCGTGGCGCAAACCCTCACACGCTGGTCGCAGTTGTTCCCCAATATCACCCGGGTGGTCAGCATTACCGCGCTGACCATCCTTGGCATTACGGCGGCAATGTCCGCGCTCACCCTGGCTGTGGGCATCGGGAAAATGGTCTGGCTGGGGATGATTACGGTCTGGAAGGTGCTGACCTGGACGGGCTACCGCAGCATTGCCATGTTCCTGTTTCACACGGCCATGGCCACCGCATTTGTGGTCAGCCTGGTGGCCATGGCCACGTGGATGGGCATCGTGCGCGGCGCCATGTTGCTGTGGCAAGGCGCGATCTGGCTGGTCAACGCGGCACTGCTGGCCAACCCCGTGATCTGGATCGTGGTCGGGATTGTCGCCCTGGTCGCTGCCGTGGTGGCCGCTGCCTATTACTGGGACGAGTGGACATCTGCGCTACTCAACAGCGCGGCGTTCAAGTGGGTCAGTGACCAGCTGCAGGGCCTGAGTGACTGGTTTAGCTCGATGGGCGGCTGGTCTGGCATGGCCAGGGCGGCGTGGGACGGGATCATCAACATCTTTAAAAACGCCATCAACGGCCTGATCGAGATGTTGAACAAGATCCCCGGCGTGAAGATCGATGCGGCTTTTGGCGCCTTGCCAGAAATGCCCGGTACCGAGATGGCCATGTCCGCAGCCGACCAGGCGGGACGTGGCGAAAAAATCCAACAGTCGCTCAATTCATCCTTGCCCAGCCTGTCGCCCACCCGGGCCAGCGCTGTACCCCAGGGCGGCTTTCTGAAGAGCATCCAGAACAACCAGACCCAGAACAAAGGCACGCACGTGGAGAAAGTCGAAATCCACAACAGCAAGCCGATGGGTGCCCTGGAGCTGGAAAGCATGCTCGGCATGGCGGTGGGCTGATGGCGCTGTATATCGATCTGCTGATTACCGACAACGACCTGACCCTGGATCCTTCCAACCAGCCGGTGCTGATCGATGACCGGGGCAGCATCGCCCAGGACATCGCCCACATGATCCGCGAAAGCGGGCTGCTGGTGAGGCTGGTAGCCGAGCGTGACCGCTTCCAGCGTGCCGACTGCATCCAGCAAATGGAGCTGATCGTGGAAGACGACCGGCGCCTGGTACCCGGGACAGCCCGGATCATCGACCAGAAAGACGGGCAGTACCTGGTGACTGCCCAAACCGTTGAATTTGGCATTATCAAGGTGGCTGTGTGAGCGAAATAGATTTTAAACAGGCGCTGGCAGATGCTGGTATCCCGACCACCGAGGCCAAGTTGCGTCAGGCATGGGAAGCCGAAGTGGCCGCCCAAGGCAGCAAGCTAAGCAACAGCAGTGCCTGGTCGCCGTTCTGGCGGGTGATTACGGCGCTGGTGACCACGCCCGTTATGTGGCTGATCGAGTTTATTGCAGGCACCGTGCTGCCGAACTTCTTTGTGAAAACCGCAAAGGGGGCCTGGCTGGACACCTTGGCCTGGGCCGTGAACGTCACCCGCAAAGCCTCGACCAAAGCCGAAGGCGTGTTGCTGTTCACCCGCGTCAGCAGCGCCGGGGTGCTGGAAGTGCCTGCAGGCACCCGTGTGCAGTCCGTGTCGATCAACGGCAACGTGTACGAGCTGTTAACCACGGCCCTGGCGTCATTCGCGGACGGTGAGTTTCAGGTGAAGGTGCCAGCCCGGGCCAAGGAGGCCGGGAGCGGCTTTAACCTTGCACCGGGTTACTACTCAATCCTGCCCGAGCCGGTGCCCGGGGTGATTCTGGCGGTCAATGCAGACAACTGGCTGAGCCAGCCCGGGGCCGATATTGAGCCTGACGACGATCTGCGCCTGCGCGTACGCAACCAGTTCTCGGCGGTGAACCAATGGCACACCGACGCGGTATATCGCGCCATGATCGCCGTGTTCCCCGGTGTGCAGGCGGATGGCGTTTACTTTGAACACAACGCCCCGCGTGGCCCGGGCAGTGCCAATGCCTACCTGTTGTTTGAAGCCGACACCCCGGCAGCCAGTTACCTGGCGCAGATCAACGACTATATCCGCGACTCTGGCAACCACGGTCACGGTGACGACCTGCTGGTCTTTGAAATGCCCGCCACTCACCACCTGGTCAAGGTCGGGATCTGGCCCAAGGCCGAGCTGGGGGATGAACGCCACGCCGCCCTGGTGCGAGATGTAGAGCTGTTTATCCGCGCTGCCTTTCGTGAAAGCACGGCCAGCGACTACCAGCCGACCCTGACCTATCCACAGTCGCGGTTCTCTTTCAGCCGCCTGGGCGAAGAACTCCACCTGCAGTTCCCCGGCCTGGACTCGCTGCAGTTTGAAAACACCGACATCGTCTCAGAGCTGACCATCCCACGGCTGGCCGGGGTTGAGGTGGCGATCAATGCTTAAGCTGCGTTTGCCCTTCTGGCTGGACGGCCCCGAGCTGGCCAGGCTCAAGGCTGCCGCCCAGTCCTGGTGGGAAAAGGTCGAGGGCTGGATGCGTTGGCCGCTGCTGCAGCTGGACGCCGAAACCTGCCACCTGAGCGTGCTGGACATGCTCGCCTGGCAGCGGGACATCACACGCTTTCGCACTGAAAAGGAGGCGCTGTATCGATCCCGGGTCAAGTACGCCTTTATCAACGCGGTGGACGGTGGCTCCACGGCGGGCCTGAAACGGATCTTTGAGCGCCTGGGCGTGGGCTATGTGGAGATTGTCGAGCGACAGCCTGGCCGTGACTGGGACGTGATCGAGCTGCGCCTTTCTGAATCCCAACTGAGCAAAGACCCCGAGCTGTTGCGCGTGATCGCCCAGCAGTACGGGCGCACTTGCCGCCGTTATGAGTTCGTCAACTTCTCACCGCTGACCCTGCAGATGCAGACCGTGGAATTCAACGACGACCAGCAAACCTTTGGCGCCTCGATCCTTGCCGAGGAACAGAGCCTGCTGGATGAACTGAACCGCAGCGTGGCCCGGGCGTACTACTTCACCCACGTTGAACTGCCTGAATATCTGGGATAACCATGAGCGAACTGTCCGAACTCCAAGCCGCCGAAATCGCCAAGCTGCAAGCCCTGGGCAAGGCGTGGCACCACTTCCACCACGGGGCCAGCGATGAGCTGGTACCGACCGATGCGGGCAATATTCCGACCTTGTCAGGGCTGGCCAAGGTGATTTTCGACGCCATGGGCGGCGTGTTGCTGCCGGTGCTGGAAACCGTCAACGCTGCAGGCCCGGCTGTCGCCCTGGACATTGATCCGCTGCGCCGGGTATCGGCGTTCGACATCACGCTGACAGCCCCTGAATGCGCGCTGTCGTTGCTCAATGCACAGGTGCCGGCTGGTTATTCGCGGGCGATCACCCTGACCCTGAGACAGGGCAGCGGCGCCAACAAAGTGCAGTGGCCATCGAACGTGGTGTGGGCCTACAACCGCCAACCGGTGCTGTCGTATGTGCCCGG